ATTGTTTAGGAAGAATATCCCCCCTGCACTTGTTCCCGGTAGAGTGAAATAAAAGTTCATACCTAGCCATAACGTATCAAAGGCATCTGTAATGTGTGTTTTGTATTCGTCTGGATTGTCGGGGGTATCAGGTGTTCCTTCAGGCGTTTTATCTTTTTCAAATCCGTTCTTTCCTTGTTTAATTCCAGTCTGTTCCATTGCGATCTTCAAAAACTCATTTTGATACAGGTTTATTTGGATCCAAAGGAATTGCGGATCTCCTTTCAAGGTTAGGTCGATATTCAGATGTTTCCATTCATGTTTAGGAGCTTGGCCGACATATACCATTGTAACTTTATATCCGTTTTCTTTGAATACACGTTCGATGATATCTGCGTAAGTTTCGGTTGATGATCCGGATTCCCAAGTAAAAGTGTGGTCATAATAGACCACTACATCACGGTTTAGTTTTGGTCGGTAGTAATCGGCTATCATTTTGACTAGATCCTGTAGTTTGCTTGGTGTTTTGACATAAAAAGATTTGAGTACACGCATAGTATGATTATCCAATTGACCGATAATAGCTGTCGATATGGAGGCATTGGAGTCGAATGCCAGGTGCAGTTCTTTAGAGAAGTCAAGATCACCGTCGCCTAGACAGCCGCAAGCTGTTAATTTACTCCAGTTACTGCCAAGATCCCGGAGCCGTCCATTATCAGCGGGTGTGTAGAAATGAATATTATCATCTAAAGCTGAATAGAACCCGTTTTGCACTCGGAATAAACGTTCATTCATAAATGCTGTACGCCAAATAAGAGGTGGAGAGTTGCGATACATTTGCCAGATGAAATCTTCTCCGAGTACTTCCAGGTTATCAAACACGTCATATTCACCATAGAAAACTGTATATTCTTTAGTCTTCCCCTGTTGTGGTTTAATAGGTGGTTGATATTTTCGTGCCAAGTCTAAATCATGCTGGTATTCTTTGATCATGCGCACCACATGGTCTGTCAGTGGCTTACGTTTATATTCCTGCACTTTTTTATATAAGTTTCGGATCAGGTTGATATGTGCCAGCGACATTTCATCTATCTTATCCAAGATCCATTTCCCCATTGAAGCGGTAGGCATATCTGTAGAGTAACTGACGCTGTGATGGTGAGGACAGTCTCCAAAATATTGCCGGTTACCACGATTGGCGGGATCTACTTCGCTCTTTATTTTTTCGTAATTGAGGAACTTTGCTTCAGGGCCTATCACCCAATCAAGTGACATAGAGTTTGCAGACATTCCCTGGTTAAAGGAAAGAATCACCATGACGGTACCATTCCAAAAATGGAAAGCATTATTCCAACCATCAGCTAATATTGGACGTACTGGTTTGCCGAATCCCATGCTTTCCGGAGCTTTGTGACCAACAACATAATGAATGCCTTGTATGTATCCCCATTCGGCAAGTGCTTTGCAAATGGCCGGCAGTGTATTTCCCCAAGCTTTTGCATAGCTGGGAGAGATAAGTCCACCCAAAGAACCTGGCATTTCCCACACATTACGTAGAATGATGCGTGCATCAATTCCTTCCGATTTACCGGTACCACGTGATGCGACTATATATTCGTCATGTGCGTTGATGGCCATTGCCTGTCGTTGCATTCTATTAAAGAATTTGTCTACGACTTCATTCTGCTTTCTTCTTAGTTCATAGGCGGATAGAACAGGAGAGATTTGCGTGTTCATTCTTCTTCCTCCTCTTCAATGGGATGAGTGTCCACTGCTTTCTTGTTTAACATTCCTTTAAACATACTGCGCATTCTGATTCGTTCTTCTTCAAGATTCTCTATCGGTTCGAGCCCCTCCAGTAATGTGACATCATCTGAAGGTTCAAAGGATGGAGGTACCAGTTGCGAGTAATCGAATTTTTCATCTTCCTTGTCAGAACGTGTATATTTGCCTATTTTATCCAATGCAGCTGCAGCTCCCTTTGCATCTTCTTTGTCCATTGCCATATTAAAAGCCTTTTTTCCACCTTCGACAATCATATACCGGTACCAGGCTTTGGCTGCAAGTTGTATGTTTCCTACTAGGCGGTTAATCATGCCTATGTCACGGTAGGCTTGCGATTGGGAGACCGGTTCCGTATTTCCTCCACAGCCGTGTAGTAGAAAATTAACCAGTTCTGTATCTGGAATTAGTGGCTCTTCCATTTTTTTGCTTACGCACAACATCATACGTTTCTTAATCTCCATTTCTCTGGGTGAAAGGAGAGTTGTCGCTTCATCTTTGTCTTTGAATAAAGCACGTTCAATTCGTTCGTATGTGGGATCTTTCTTTGGCATTATTCATTAATACTTTGTTCTTTCATGTATTTATCGGCCAGAGGTTCAGCTGCAGGGCTGCCGGCGATAGCTAGTTTGATGACTGTTTTCCGGAGGTTGAGCTTGGTCTGAAGTCTTCCCTGGTGATAAGCAGTATAGATAGGCGAACTATGATGATTTTTGCAAATATCACAGAAGAAGTCCCGTTGGTCAACTGGGATATTCAATAAAATGGCAATTTCCCCCGGTGGTAAAAGGGCGGAAGACATTTCTTTTATCTGTTGCAGAACTTCTTCGGATAAGGTCATCATTCTAATATATCATAGCGAATGGCATTTTCATACGCTTGGTTAAACATTTGTGAGAAGTATTCGTAATGTTTTCCGGAGGTGAAATAGAAACCATTTTCCCATCGGTGGTTTTGATTAAGGTTTGCAGATCCGGCAATCCCGAATTTATGTTGCCTATTCTCGACTAATAATAGTTTGGCATGACATGAATCAATTCGGATGGACGGACTAATATTTGAGGCAAACAGTAATAGATCGAGTTTATGACGTTTTACTGTCATATCCAGTAGAAGTGTCAGGCTTTCTATTTTTCTTTCGTCAGCGAGAAAAAAAAGAGGGCGTAGGCTATCTTCAGAGATACTGAATGTCATGATCTTCACTTTTGCTGGGCCGATCGCAGATAAAAGAGAGGGCAATACTTCATGTATTGCCCAGTCTCCCTTGTGCATAAACGGTTCAATAGAATCTGGACACAATGCAAGTGGAAAGTTATCCTGAAATCTTTTCATCTTGTGTTAGTGCTATTTCAGCCTCCAATGTGGCAAGTTCTGTCTGATACTTCTCAATACGGTCTAAAGCATTTTGCATAACGGTTTGTTTTCCATCTTTTTGAGCACGGTCAGCAGCTGCTTTACTGTTGGATATGTTGTTCTTCAAACGTTTGATTTGACGGGCTATTTCAATACCACGCACAATGCTGTTTTCACTGAATTCCGGTCTCTTTTCTTTTAATTGCAGATTTCCTTTTCCTTCAGCCCAGGAGTCAATCTGTTTCCATAATTTGCGTCGTTCGTCGTCGAGCTTGCATAGTTCTTCAGCTATCGGTTGTCGTTCTTCTACAGGAAGTTCCGGATTTGCGACATCATTATGCAGGCTTGCATATAATGGGGCGATCTCCTTGATACGATTGTAGGCCTTGCGAATGGATGGATTGAGTGACTCTTCGGTAATGATTTTAACGCCTGGTGTACTTAAGGCGTTGATCTCATCACGTAGTTCTGTGAGTTCGGACATTTTTTCTTCGAATTGTTCTTGAAGGGAGACTAATTCTTCCGCATGATTTTCATTGTCGCTTTCTAGTTCGTCAACGCGAGATTGGATATCAGTGACTATTGTCTCCAGATTGATCATTTCCAGTTTCTTGCTTTCGATCGCTTCTTTCCGTTCGTCATCACTCATCGTTTTTGCTACGATTATTTCCTCCATTGCTGCTGGGTAGATAGCAGGAGAAAATTTGATTTCCTTGTCAATCTTCGTGAGACTATTGACGAGTTGTGTAAAATGTGGATCGAAGATATGTGGAGCTTCTGGAGCTTTTGCAAAATAAGCAGAGAACCTTTTCTTGGCTGGTTCCTTTGCGAGTGCCTCGAAAAGAACTATACCGTCAGCGTATTTGCGCTGACGGTCGCCTAACCATTGAGTCAATTGTTCTTGTCTGGTCATAATTATTCACTTGGAGATGGTGCGGGTTTTAATCCTGCTATGACTTCCATGTCAATTGGTGTTTGTAGGAAGATGGCTGAATAATTGGAGTCTACGGTAGCGGTGTAAGTGGTACCACGACGATCGGCTCTTGCTTTACCTCCGTTGAAAGATGGTGCGGTGGTTGCATACAAGCCGGGTTGCCCCAAGATCATTTGTTTGCCATCTGCATCTTCAAAGATATAATATCCTGGAGTGTTTTTGATTAGTGCATTGAATGCGTGCATTCCTGGAGTATTGCCAGGGAAAAAGAAACCGAGCGTACATTTATAACTGATACCGTCGGCTTCTCCTTGCTGTTCTGCTTTATATTCAACGGTTGCTTCGGTACTGTATAGGTAAATAGGTTGTTTGTAAGTTCCTTCAGCTGGAAACGTAAATGATCCGGCTGCCGTTATTAATTCTTCGTTACTGGTTGCTTTTGATGGATCCGGTACGGTTGGCACTGTCTCAGGAGCATTAAAAGGAACAAAAAGCAACATTCCCTTATAACCTCCCATGTTGTTTTGACCAACTTCCCATTTTAATGGAGCGAATGCGGGACCGGCAGCCATCATGATTAAAGTATCTCCATTGAGATGGCACGTCTGCGAATGCAGTTCGGGGACTGTAATAACCAAAGCTACAAATAAAACGCAGAGAATCAAATAAATGTATTTTTTCATTTGTATAAAAGTTTAGAATAAATAAATAGGAGTGGCCAAACATGACCACTCTTTAGTTATTGAAGATTAAGAGTAGGTTCCGGTTGCGGTTACCACTTCTCCCGCCACTACTGTTACTTGTTTGTTAGCCGGTTTGTTTTTACCGTCCACAGCATTGAATTCAATAGTATAATTGCCAGGAGCCAGTCCCAAAATACATTGTCCATTAGTGCGGCTGGCTGCTTTCCCTTGAATGCTCCAAGTGCCGTTGTCGGCTCCGGTAATATCCACTTGAATAGCTCCGGTTTTACAATAATCACCGGCCAAATCAAGTGATTCATTCTTTTGCTCATTACAGCGGAAGGCCTTTTCATGCCAGTCACGAATACGAGTGTCATATCCGGTTTGTAACCAGAATTGCCATTCGTTCGGATCTTCGTAGATATCGCGGATTTGGCAGAATTTGGTTGCTGCCTGTGTGTTGAATGCGACGTCCATATTTCCTTTCTTTTGTAATACCAGACGTGAACCTTGTCCAAGTGCTTCATGAGATACGATTTCCAATGCTGGACACATTGCATCTTCACGGAGCAATTCAATCATGCGTTGCATGGATGGATATTCCTGCATACGTAGTTTGTTGCGCAAAGCTGCACGTGCTGCTTTCAATACTGTTTCCGCACATTGTAATTGAGGAATACCTGACTTGGATGAACGCAGGTATGTATTTGCTCCTCCAATCCATTCAACTAGATTTTCGTATGCTGCATAGTCTGTGTCAGATGTCGGGGTAACAAAAAGGCCTGATTGGGCGAAGTTGCCGCGAGCTGCGTTAACATCACCACCGGTAATCAGCATATCGATCTTAGTGAAGAGACCGTCAAATGCTCCGGATGGTGAGGAAGAGTCTTCGTCACGTTCGGCATGATAGAGTACATATACGACATCTTCAATGTGTGATTTTACTAACGTGAAAGCAACACGCGTTTCCAGTGGATGTTTTTTGTTAATGTTGCTAACCGGTTCGCCTCCTACAATCAGTAGTTCACCGTCATCATACTTTTGAGAGTTTTCCTTAGTGATGCAGACTACATCTTTGGGTTCGATAACTGAAGGTTCATAGCCAAGCAGTTTGTCAGTAAGGCGGAAATCCTTACCAATTTTGTAAGACTGGGTACCACCGGCACGACGACGTTCATTGATCAATGCGTGTTTGCCTTGCAGATCCATGACATTTAGTCCCAGTATAGCTGCTACTTCCTGCAAAGTTGCGAAAGGGAGAGCACGAAGACCCTTGTCATAAGTGACAAGAGCTTGGTTTAATTTAGATACGTCTATTAATTTGGGAGTAGACATGATTTTTAATAGTTAAGGGTGTGGTTACTAAAATTAAAGGAGACCGTCTTGCTTCAGACGTTCGGTGATGGCCTGATAATCTCCGGGATTTTTTTCGCAGAAGGTGGATAAATCATCCTTAGTTTCACTTGCTCCTGGTTCTGACTGCGGAGAGAGTCCGTTAGATCCGGGTGCAGGAACTTGCTTCAGGTTGTTTACCTGTTCTTTAAGTTGGGTGATTTCATCATCCTTCTGGGTACTTTCATTTTTGAGTTGCAAAATCTCCTGATCTTTGCTTTCTATGCTTGATTTCAGGGTTTTGATTTCTGTGACAGAAGATGCAAACTTTTCATCTACGTCTTTCTTTGCCTCTACCAGTGAAGTGTGTTCACTCTTTAAACGATTGAATTCACCATGTAATGAATCCAATCTTTCTGCTGATAACTCGGTATTTTCTGCATCTTCCTTATTGATTTTGAAAAAAGAGAGAAAAGCCGGCCATGTTGCTTTGAGATTCATTTTATTTTTAGATGTATGATTGGATAATTCTGGCACGATATGCGTGTCCATACCCGCTGCCAGGAGAACGGATGTGGAACGGTCATAAAGACGAACGGCATTGGAGTTGGCGGGAATATCTACAATCGATGCTTCTCTCAACTCGCATTCAGTGACAGTTTCTCTGGTTTGACCAGGTAACAGAACATCTTTGTTTGCTGATGTAGCTATGATTTTAATACCCACACTTGCGGCATTGAAAGTCCCTGCTTCGTATTTTGCGGCAATTTCTTTTGATAAATCATCAACTTTGTCAAAAATAGGAATGGCAGAAAGTTCGTCACCGTTAAGTTGTATATCCTCCCAATGGCCG